GTTTAATGTTACTGAAAACATGGAAAATTATATAGAGATATTTAATTGGATGCATAATATTATTGGAACAGGTGGTACCGAAAATCAATATAAGTTTGATGCTACTCTTATGATTATGTCTTCTCATAATAATTTAACAAAATCTATTAGATTTAAAGACGTATTTCCAACCAGTTTAACCGCAGTAGAATTTAACTCACAATCAAGTGACGTAGAATACTTGCAAGCAGATGTATCATTTAGGTATACAGCATTCGAATTTGAATAAAGAACCTTTACTTTTATCATAAACTGTGATATAATAGGGGTATAATACAACATAAATTATGGAGACATTATGAATTTAGAATCAATTTTAGCGATGTGGAAGCAAGACTCAGAAATAGATGAAGTCCAATTGGATGAATCATCTAGAGATTCCGCCAAACTACACTCAAAATATTTAGATCTCTATTCCGTTGCTAAACTTAAGCAGAAAGACTTAGATCTTAAATTTAAAGTAATACTTAGAGACAAGTTTAAACACTATAGTGGAAAATTAACTCAAGAAGAAATGGATAGAAAGGGATGGGATTATGATCCATTAGGTGGGTTAACTGTCTTAAAAGGCGATTTAGATAAATGGTATGATGCAGATGAGGTCATACAAGAACATCAAATGAAGATGGCTTATGCTGGTGAAGTTGTAAGCACACTTAAAGAAATCCTTGATAATATCAAATGGAGACACCAAACAATTAAAAACATGATTGAGTGGAGAAAGTTTACTAGTGGTATATAAAGATTTCTTATCACAAAAAGAATTAGATCTAATAAAAGTTACACGACCAACTAATCAATGGTGGGTTGAAGGTGTAACGAATAGCGATACTAATTCTCGTATTGTAGATACCTTTGATATAACCGGTTCTATTGGCTGGTTAGACCAAAAGGTGTTTACTTTTATAAAAAATTTAAAATTAAATTACGATATAAGTACAATCAACGAAACTAAGTTACTACAATATAACACCGGTGGAAAATACGATTGGCACCAAGATGTTTTATGGAGCCAAAAGCTGCATAGAAAATTTACATATATAATACAGTTAAGCGAAAAAAATGAATATACAGGTGGAGATTTTGAGTTTAGAGATGCTAAACATATTGACATGAAGCATGCTCGCGATGTAGGAACTATGATAGTATTTCCATCTATTCTTTACCATAGAGTTACGCCTCTAATAAAAGGGCAAAGACATTCAATAGTAGGTTGGGTTGTTGGACCACAATGGAAGTAATTACTTATACAAAATTAAATGAGACTTTGATTCAAGTAGATTGTGAACCTTCTACTGGTCAAGAGTTATCTGAACACTTTTGCTTTTATGTGCCAGGTTATAAGTTTATGCCGGCATATCGTAACAGAATGTGGGATGGAAAGATCAGATTATTCAATATGAGGGATAAAACCCTATATTGTGGTCTTGTCAGTTATCTGAAGCAATTCTGTGAGGAGCGTGGGTATCAGATAAAAGAGCACTATATCAATGGCTTAAGTGATTCACATATCACTGAAAAGATTGATTTAGAGGCCTTTATTGCAGAATTGGGCCCTAGCGTGAACGGAGTAGGTATAATACCCAGGGACTATCAAATCGATGCACTCTCGCGCACCATAAACGATGGAAAGAGACTGCTTTTAAGTCCTACAGCATCCGGTAAGAGTTTAATCATATATATGGCATTGAGATATTTCCTTAAGTATTTTGAAGGTAAGGTATTAATCATTGTCCCTACAACTTCCCTAGTAGAACAGATGTATAGTGATTTTGATGACTATTCTAAACTTGACGATTTATGGAATACTCAAGAAGAATGTCATAGAATATATTCTGGTAAAGATAAGATCAACATACCACAAAGAGTTATAATCAGTACATGGCAATCGATTCATAAATTCCCAGCTGATTGGTTTACAGAATATGGTATGGTAATAGGCGATGAGGCTCATAATTTTAAAGCTAAATCATTGACGTCTATCTTAGAAAAATGTGTAAATGCTCCATTTAAGATTGGTACTACTGGAACATTAGATGGTAGTCAAACACATCAGCTAGTTTTAGAAGGATTATTTGGACCAGTATATAAAGTTACTACTACTAAAGAGTTAATGGATAATAATTCTTTGGCTCAAATGGATATATCGATATTGCTTTTAAAGTATCAAGACGAGTATTGTAAAGCTGTATCTAAGATGAAGTATCAAGAAGAAATAGATTTTATAGTTAAATATGGACCTAGGAATACATTCATATCTAACTTAGCTTTAGATCAAAAGGGAAACACATTAGTATTGTTTAATTATGTTGAAAAACATGGTAAGCCATTACATGATATGTTAAGTAAAAAAATAGCAAAAGATCGTAAACTGTTTTACGTATCTGGAGAAACTAAAGTTGATGATAGAGAAAATATTAGAGCAATTACCGAAGGACAGCATGACGCTATTATCGTTGCTTCTTTGGGTACTTTTTCAACTGGTATTAATATTAAACGCTTACATAACATAATATTTGCTTCTCCTTCAAAAAGCCAGATCAGAGTATTGCAGTCGATTGGTAGAGGATTACGCATCAGTGGAGATGATATAAATACTAAGGTATACGATGTTGCGGATGATTTACATTGGAAGAGTACTAAAAACTATACATTAAATCATGCAGCTGAAAGAATTAAAATTTATTCTAAAGAAAGATTTAAATTTAATGTATACGATATAAACATATAATAAAGATATATATAAAAATATGAAGAATTTAAACATAAGACAATTCAAATTACTTAATGGGGAAGAGATTATCGCTCTAGTGAGCGAGAAGACCGATTCCGGATCGTATATAATTGAAAGGCCGTTTAAGATAAATTATGGAATGATTGGTGGATTATATTTCGTACCATGGTTTCAATTTTCTTCACAAAAACTCTTTAAGCTTCATCAGGGTAAGATAATGTATCATGTTGAAATTGATGAAGATATTAAAGAAGAATATATCAAATTAGCAAAGGACGGAATGAGATCTAAAAACACGAAGCCTCATCTTAAATCGGCAGAAGATCTTATGCAACAGTTAGCTGAAGAAATGGATGCTGAAATGGGGATTGAAGAAGATTATAATCAACTTCAAGGGAATAAAACAGTACATTAATACTGTATACCTCTAACCTCCCCGGTTGACTATATTATTATATCACATTTTTAGCGAAAAGTAAAGGACTTTATCATTTATTTTCAATTATTTAAAAAATAAAAAATAACTGTTTACTTTTCAATCAAACTGTGTTATAATAGAACATTATGGAGAATAATCATGACTAAACAAGAAAAGACCAAAAAGCCACACTATATCAATAACAAGGATTTTTCTTTGGCTGTGGTTGAATATGTAACTCGCGTTAACGAAGCAAAACTTCAAGAAAAACCTACGCCAACAGTAACCAATTATATTGCGCAATGCTTTCTTAAGATATCCGAAGGATTGAGCCGAAGGCCCAATTTTGTAAGATACACTTATAGAGAAGAAATGGTTATGGATGCTGTAGAAAATTGCTTAAGAGCTATCAACAATTATAAAATTGAAACAGCTACTAGGACAGGCAAACCTAATGCCTTTTCATACTTTACTCAAATTTGCTACTTTGCTTTTATTAGAAGAATAGCAAAAGAAAAAAGACAACAAGATATTAAATTTAAGTTTATTGAAAAAATGGGTATTGAAGATTTCGTACAAATGGGTATGGATTCAGAAGGAGCTGAGCAAACTATGCAATATGTTGATACTTTAAGACAAAGAATTAGTAGAGTACAAGATTCTGATAAAGCTATCAAAGAATTTGAAAAAGAAGAAAAAGCAAAACTTAAAAAACTAGAATTATTTATGGCATAATAAAATGAAAAATAGATTTGATTTAGAAACAGATATAATGCAAGCTTGGAATACTACAGAAGATATTGATTTAATTTATCATGCAACAGATAACTTAAAGTTAAATGCTGAAGACTGCGACACATTACAAAACCAATTGCTAGGTCTAAAATATATTACAGAGCTACGATTTCAAAAGCTTTGGGATACATTTGAAAGCGCAATTAATAATGGAGTATTTGATGACAGAGTTGAATAAGAACGAAGCTCTTGGCAAACCGTATATTCAGTTGATATGCCATCCTTATGAACATGAAAGTTCTGTAAATACTCGTGTTACAATTGATGTAATGCAAAAAGACTTATCACGCGATGATATGCTTGAAGTACTTGAAGGCTTTATGAAAGCCATTGGATATACTTTTACTGATAAAGAATCTCTTTGTATTGAGGCATATCAATGAAAGTAGCAATATTAAACGACACGCATTGTGGTACAAGAAATTCATCTGATATATTTTTAAATTATCAAGGTAAGTTTTATAGAGATATATTCTTTCCTTATTTAAAAGAACACAACATTACAAACATTTTGCACCTTGGTGATTATTATGAACATAGAAAGTTTGTTAATTTTAAAGCATTAAATCAAAATAGAAAAGATTTTTTAGAACCAATGAGAGACGCTGGTATTACTATGGATATTATTCCAGGTAATCATGATGTCTATTTTAAGAATACCAATGAGTTATGTAGTTTAAAAGAACTTTTAGGATATTTTACTAGCAATGTCAATATAGTCATGAAGCCTACAGTATTAGATTACGATGGTTTAGGTGTTGCAGTAATACCATGGATTAATAACTCAAACTATAAAGAATACACTGATTTTGCATTAAACTGTAAAGCAGATATTCTTGGTGCTCATTTGGAACTAAAAGGATTTGACATGATGGCAGGGATGCCTAATCCACATGGTATGAATGCTGATATCTTTGAAAGATTCGAATCAGTTCTATCTGGTCATTTCCACACTAAGTCTAGTAGAGATAATATTCACTACCTAGGTTCTCAAATGGAATTTACTTGGGCAGATGTAGATGATCCAAAATATTTCCATATTCTAGATACTGAAACAAGAGAAGTTACACCGGTACGTAATCCTATTACTATATTTAAAAAGTTTGTATATGATGACGAGAAGGTCGATTATTCAAATATTGATATATCTCAATTTGAACACAAATTTGTAAAGATCATTGTACTAAACAAAACTGACCTTTATATGTTTGACCGGTTCCTAGATAAACTTCAATCTATAGAAACTTATGAATTGAAAATTGCTGAAAACTTTGAAGAGTTTCTCGGTGAAAGCGTTGAAGATGAAAAAGTGTCTTTAGAAGATACAACAGAATTGCTAGACTCTTATGTCGAAGCTGTTGATACTGATTTAGATAAAGAACACATAAAAGTGAAATTGAGAGAGCTATATACTGAAGCTCAAAATTTAGAGGTAGTATGATCCATTTTAAAGCCGTACGGTGGAAGAATTTTTTATCCACAGGCAGTGAATATCTTGAAATCCAATTAGATAGAACTCCATCAACATTAATTGTAGGACAAAACGGAGCAGGTAAATCAACTTTATTGGATGCGCTTTCCTTTGGTTTGTTTGGTAAAGCTCATAGAGATATAAAGAAAGACCAATTGATTAACTCCATTAATAAAAAACAAACTATGGTGGAAGTAGAGTTTCAAACAGGTGGTCAAGACTTTAAAATTATTCGAGGAATTAGACCAGGTAAGTTTGAAATCTGGCAAAACAATCGACAAATCAATCAAGCTTCTAATGCCAGAGATCATCAAAAGTTTTTAGAGCAAAATATTCTTAAGTTAAACCATAAGTCTTTTCATCAGATTGTGGTCTTAGGATCTAGTTCATTCATTCCATTTATGCAATTACCTGCGTGGTCTCGTAGAGATGTAATTGAAGATCTATTAGATATTAATGTTTTTTCTAAAATGAATCAGATATTAAAAGAAAGAAATGCTACTATTAAAAACAATTTAGTTGATATAAACCACAACCTAGAACTTGTAAAAACCAAGATGCTAGCACAAGAAAAATATATTAAAGACTTAAATAATATTAATAAAGATCAGATTGAAAAGAAAGAATCTTCAGTAAAAGAACATTCTAATCGTATTAAAGAGATTTTTAAAGAGTCTAAAGTACTAGGTAGTAACTTAGCAGCATCTTTAAAGTCCGAGCAAACTAATTATGAAAAACAACTAGATCAAATTTCTAGTTATAAGTCTCATGATCAACAATTAAACATTAAAATTAAATCACTTGTCCAGGATGCTAAATTCTATGAAGAAAATGATGAATGCCCAACGTGTGACCAACCAATCGAGGAATCGAAGAAGAACTCAAAGATTAATTCAATCAAAGGAGAAGCAGCAACCATACAACAAGAAAAAGCAGACCTTGACAGAAAATTAAGTGTACTAAATACTACTACTAAATCTATTAATCAAAGTATAGAAAAGTTACGAGAACGTCAGAATAAAATAAATTCCAATAACGATCAAATTACTTTGCTACAAACTGAGATTGATAAAATTCAAAAAGAAATCAATTCTTTATCAGGTCAGTCAGGGGATATTAAAGGTGCTAAAAAAGAACTTAATTCTCTTCGAAGCTCTAAAGATAGTGAAACTGAGCGTAAGCTAGCTCATGTAGAAGAAAGAACTTACAATGAAGTTATTGGAGAAATGCTTAAAGATACAGGAATCAAAACCAAAGTTGTTAAGCAATATCTTCCAGTAATGAATAGGTTTATAAATCAGTACTTACAAGTATTGGACTTCTTTGTAGCATTTCACTTAGATGAAAGCTTTAATGAAACTATTAGATCTCGTCATAGAGATACATTTAACTATGCTTCTTTTTCTGAAGGAGAAAAGCAAAGAATAGATCTATCTTTACTATTTACTTGGCGCCAAATTGCTAAGATGAAGAATTCAGCAGCTACAAACTTACTTATTTTGGACGAGACATTTGATTCAAGTTTAGATGTAGATGGTGTTGAAAATCTGACTAAGATTCTAAGTACTCTTGATGATGATACTAATGTGTTCATTATATCTCATAAAGGCGATGTACTAGAAAACAAATTTAGATCTAAAATCGAGTTTTGGAAAGACCGCAATTTTTCTAAGATCAAATAGTTATAAGCATATAACTAAATGTTATTTTACATTCACTAAAATACCTGTTATAATATACTTCTAAAATGAAAAAAGCGCTTGTAGCTCAGCTGGATAGAGCATCGGTCTTCTAAACCGAGGGTCGCAGGTTCGAATCCTGCCAGGCGCACCATTTTAAGTGATTTAATGAAAAAAAGTGAAAATAAATGCAAAAAGTCCTTTACATTCAGCTAAAACTGTGTTACAATATCTATATTAAATAATTAAATAAGGAGTTAATTATGGCAATATTAAGAAAACATGGTTTATTGGACTGGGACTTTTTAAGTACTTTTGGTCTATTTCTATTACCAATTATTCTAAAGGTGGTATCATAATGCATAATACTACAGTCGCCAAACTACTAGCTAAGGAAAATATTGAAGTT